TTCTTGATATACGACCCTTCTGCCGCCGATGTTGCCTGACTTACCGCCGCCGTGACGATAGAGTCCGCCGTCTGATAGGTTGTGGTCTTTTTCAGATAAGTGTTCCCGGCTGATGTTGCCGCTTGGCTTACTGCCGCCGTAACGATGGAATCAGCGGTTTGATAAGACGAAGTCTTGTCCAGCTTGCCGCCCTCTGCGGTTGTGGCTCGTGAAACCTCTGCAGAAATTTGCTGTGCCGTGACCGTCAAATCGGCTTGCATCGAGACAACGGTTGTGTCCAACCCATCAACAACACTTGCCAATCCGTCCACACGGTTTGCCATGATGGATACCGCTTCCACGGTCTGCTGAACTTCCGTTTCCAGCGTTGTCGGAATGAGAGCATCATACAACTCAATCCACCGCTGTCCGTCCCAAACGTACTCAATCGGAATACCGCCAACGACTTGCCATGAAGAAACCGTGTCCTTGATTGCTTGCCATGATGCAAAGCCGTCCAAGACTCCTTGCCATGTGCCGTTGGTAATCGTCTGAATCCAAATGTCACCGGAAACCAACTCTGCGTGGTCAGGCTCGTTGGGTTGCATATAAATCGTGCCGTAGCCGAGCGAGGAAATCCGGCTGTTCAGCGAGTCAATTGCCTGTGTGATGGTCGAACCACTCTGCCAATTGCCGATATGAGAAGTGATATAAGTGTTGGACGAAATGTCCGTCACCATCAATTTGTTGATAAATGCCTGATTTGCCCACAACTCATCAACGTTGATTTGTGCGGCTGTGATTTGGTCAATTAGAGCGTGGCTTGCGTAAATGTCTGTTGTGTTCAGTTCGCTTGCCGTGATGGTGGATGCCGTGTAAATTGTTCTGCCGTCATCCGTGTGACCAGCTTCTATTTCTTCTGCCGTGGGAGTGACTTGCGTAGCCGTCACGTTGCCCAAAAGGTCAACATCCAGCTTGTAATAGTTGTCATCCGTTGCTTGGATAACAAGGTCACCGATGGTTGCACTCACAATCTGTGCGTAGTCAACCGACAGCCGGGGGATAAACAGCTTATTGGCTACACCAGCTTGGATGACCGCTTGCCCAAAATAAGCGGATTGAGCGTTCATCTCCTTAATTCGTGCGTAGCCAATATCAGCCGTCTGAATCGCCGCAATCGCAATTTCAGCAGTTCCCAATTTGGCATTGATGGCGGTCAGGTCGTTGGCATCAATCTTGTCTGCCGTGACCGCATTTGCCGCCAACTTGCCAGCCGTTACCGCAAAGGCATCAAGCTTTTCCGTTGTGACAGCACCGGAATAAATCTTGTCTGCCGTCACCGCTCCTGTGTGAAGTTCAAGGGAAGTGATACTTCCTGCGGCAATATCATCAGCCGTGATGCTCCCGGCGATGAGTGTGTGAATGTTTGCCGTCAACGCTTCCAACTGTTCCGTTGTCAGTTGAGTAATGGATGCCGCATCCATGTGAACCCAATGCACACCGCCAACGGCAATGTCATCGCCGTTGATAGCACCGTCTGCAAAAGAGCCGGATAAAATGGTTTTTAGACGGATGTTTTCACCACTAATTTCTGGCACCTGCCACGTCGCAATCTTCCGAACGCCGTCACTGTTCTGAATTTTACCGAGCGTGATTTTGTTCAACATCCCTGTCAGGATATCATGCTCAATGCCCACGACCTGTGCGGAATATTCATAGCCCCTGGCAGTATCTTTGATCGTTACGATATCGTACAAATAAACTTTATCAAGCCCTCTGTACTGTGCGTATTCTTCTGTATCGCCCAATGACAGGAATTGAATTTCCATCTCAATTTCTGGAAGATCAGCCTTATCTTCAGAAAATCTTTTCTGCGCTTCAGCAAGCAGTTTGGCATTAATGTTATCTGCTGTGACTTCATCTTTGCCTATCTGTAGTCCTGTATCAAGAATTTCAGTGCGAGGATAGCCATAGTCATTAATATGCGTACTATCAACGTATCGTTTACCATTGTTGTTGAGCCAAATGATTTCGCCTTGTGCGTCTTTCCCAAACGGGGCAACACGGGTTACAACGTTTTCAATGCTTTCTGTCCGGTCAACGCCAAGGAGGTTTTTTCTGTTCTGGACAACAAATCCACGGTCATAGCCAACGTTTTTGAGGCAATAGAAATCCCAATTGTCACGGATAAGAGACAAACCGTATTTTGCACAAACGCCATTCTCCGGATCAAGGAACGCTTCTACAATATTTTTGCGTTCAAAGTCTGTCTCTTTGAAAATCTGTGTATCCGTACAATCAGACGCAACATGAGAGCCACAAAAAGACAGAGTGTTTGTCAGAATGTTCCGGCAAGACGCCGCACCTGTGTAAGCTGTTTCCTCTGTCGGCTTCCAAAGCGTATAGTTCTGAAGATTATCGTACCAAACATGACGAGCTTTAATCGTAACGCAATCTTCATCTTCTACTACTTCATAAATTCTGAACAGCTGATCTTCAAGGCGAGTAGGAATAGCAATAGCTTCAAGTCCGGCAAAATTCGCAGGAATAGAAACAGATTCAACATTCAGTTGGTCAAAATCAGCTTTTGTAACATATCCATAAGCAGTTTCAGATTTATCTCCAAACACAAACTCAACAACTGTCTGAAAGCACTCTTGAGCAACGCTTTTTACTTCAGCAGTAATGGCTTCACCAACTTTCAGGACAGACGAAATCAGCCCCGTTGTGCCATCATTCGTAACATTTTTCATGGCACAAGCAAGAAGATTCTGACCAATCTGCGAATCTTCCTGCTCTCGCACTGTATAGATATTTAATTCCTGCAATTCTTGTGCCATGCTGTCACCTCCTTACGGTGTGCCAACTCTTACCGTATCTGCGTATTCATCATTCCTGATTACAGGCGGCATACGGACAGGAACTTTGCATTTCACGATGTTCCCCACCTGACATTTTTGCCACTTTTTGTACTGATCGTATGTCAATTTCAATTCAATCTCGCTGATACCGTTTTTTTCCTCCGTAAAAACGGCTTCAACGGGCTTTAAATCGCCTGTAAGCCCTGTAGTAGTAAAATCCTTACAGTCTTTATCAAAAACGAAAATAGGCGTGTTTTTAGCCATTTTAGACCCATCTCCAATGCGGTGTGATTGTCAGCTTTGTGGCGTTCCCCACGTTAATAGTGCTTGTTCCAATTGGGATGGTTGGGAAATCGCCCACCATTGTCAATGCCCCAGATGCAGTATAAACGTATCCATTTTCGCAGTCAAGCGTTACGGGAACATTTGCAGTCATTCCATTCAGCGTTACAATCTGTCCGGCAATAGAAAAAGATATATTTCCAGAACCTTCAACGACAATTGTAGGATATGCTTCTTCTGTGCCGGGATTTATAATTGTATCTGTTTCCCTGTATTCATAAACGCTATCCACAGCTTCAAACATGAACGGTTGACAGTTAAAAATCACAGTCGCAGTATCATAATATCCATTATTCCCTTTTTCTCTTTTCCAGACAATTTCCTGTTCAACAGTGGCTTTGTACGCCTTTGTCAGATCGTCACTTGTGATAAGCTTTCCTGTTCCATCAGCCCATGCGTTCACAATCTGTCTGGCAGAAGCAGACGAATCAATTAACACAAGCTGAACAGTAATGTTAAAGTTTGAGAATCCTTCATTCACATGAAGTGCCCCATCTCTGCCTTTAACATAGTATTCCGTAAAGCGTTGGCTTGCCTTTTTGTGACTTGGCATTTTACTCACAATAATTCCGGAAAGTTTGCCATCACAAATGCTTGAAGAAATTGTGGCATCAGTATCCGTGCTTGTCCGCCTAAAAATAACGTAATCCATATTTAACCCCCCATAGAACGAAGCCGAGAATTGCTTGAGGCATTAATGTTATTCTTTACACGCCGCGTTGTCAGATCGGCTACTTTTTCTCCACTCATAAGGACATTCACTTTGCTCATTGTTTCTGCCACTGCCACAGCAACGATTTCAGTGATTGAATCATAGTCAACGCTTCCACCTTCGCCTTCTCTGTATTTACGTGCCTGTGACGCAGACAACACGGTTTCGTCACGGTGAAGTAATGCAGGATAGTTGTCATAAGGGATATCCCATGCACCGCTGGCGTGATGATGTGGGTTCCAATCGTAAGGCTCGCCGATAAAGGAAACTGTTACCGTTTTGCTGTCCGGAATCTCCATCAATGCTTCGCCAAACTTCTTGGCATCCTCTGTTGCCTGTTCTTCGCTTTCAGAAGCAGAACCATACATTTCTTCAGCAGTTGCAACCCACTCTTTATATTCTTGCTTTCCTTTTTCGACTTCTTCATTTAGCTCATTGGCTTTTTCACGAGCTTCTATTGCTTCTCTGTTTGCGCTTGTCCACTCCGACATGATATTCCCGAATTTTGTGTATGCTTGAGAATAAACATTTAAAAGATTTCTTGCGTTTGCAACATCTGTAATTGTGGAATCGTAAGTAAGAAGCCCCTCCCCATTTTCGCCGATTGCTCCGTTTTCCTTAAGGACTTCATTAAGCGCATCAATGGCTTTTTCTTTTTCTGCAACAGCATTCGCTTCAGCTTTGTTTGCTTTTACTGATTGTTCTATATAATCTTTATTTTTTCCAACAATTTCCTGATACTTTTCTTCTTTTAGCGCCTGAAGAGCTTTCTGTTTCGCAAGGTTTTCCCACTGTTTGATGTTTTCTTTTATTTCTTCACTGTTGGCTGAAATCTGTCCGGTTTCAGTATCAATAACCTCCCCAAGAGAAGGTACAAGCTCAATAAGCGCTTCTGCAGTTCCTTTCCAAATCTCATACTGTTCTGCTGTCATCTTTGAAGTGTCACCCATCGCAAGCAGTTTATCTGCAAGCGTTTCAGCGGCGGTAGATGTTGCTTCAATTGTTAATAACTCTTCAGCGAATTTAGCATCGTCCTCGGCATACATTTCAGAAAGAGATTTTTGCCCAGTGCGAGGATTTAAGAAAGCAACAATCTTCGCAATTGTATTCGCAACATCTGTCAGAATAGGAAGAACACCTTCAACAAGAGACACCCTAAACGCTTCAATTGACGCTTTCATATTTGTGACAGCGTCATTGTAGGATGCGGCATTCGCAACAGATTCTTCACTCATTACCAAGCCGAGTTCGTGAGCTTGCTGAATCAAATCGTCAATGTCTTGAGAAGTCCCGTCAAACAAGGCATTAAGTTTTGTGCCCCCACGACCGAATATAGCCTGCGCAAGCACATCACGTTCTGCGGCAGAACCACTGAAGTCTGCAAGAGCTTTCAGTGAAGCTTTCAACAAATCTTCTGTTGTAGTAATTTCTCCGTTGGCTACCTTTGCGCTCAAACCAAGTTTTTCAAAAGCTTCTGACGCTTCCTTACTAACGTCCCCACCACCCATAAGCTTACGCATATTCATAAGCCCACGGTTCAGGTCAGTAATACTTGCGCCATTGATATCCAGAACGTGCGACCATTCCTGATAAGCGTCTGTAGAAATACTCATCGCACGCGACTGCTTATCAATATTGTCCCCAAGAGAACGAGCCAAATCAACTGCTTCGGAAAGACTTGATACTATTCCTGCAACAACTCCGACCACGGCGGCTTGTGCGAGGAATCCACCAAGCTCGTCAAATATATCTTTTACTGTTCCACTAAACGAACTTGTATCAGATTCGGCATCTTCAAGCCCTTGTTTGAATGGTTCATCATTAAGGCCTAATTCTGGCTCGTCAGAAATATCATCGACTTCTGTATCAGGAATTGCGTCAATCTCCGAATCAAAATCATCTCTATCAAGCGTTACTTCAGGCTCGTCATCAATATCTTCAACATCTGTATCAGGAATAGCCGCAATTTCCGAATCAAACTGACTTGTATTCAAGCCAATAGAAGGATCATTTATTTCTATATCCTGATTTTCAAGCTTCCTTATTTCTCTTTCGTATTCTTTTTTATCAAGACTTAATTTCGCCAAAAGCGAAAACAGTTCCACGATTATCCCCCCAAACGCTTCAGCAATCCATCTTTGATTTCTTTGGCACTACGCTTGTCAATCCGTTTAGGTTTTAATTCAAGTTCAGTTGGTGACGGCGACTGAAGCTCATATTTTGTTTTTGTCAAAAGCCACAGCAAATCTCCGATATACAGTTCAGTTCTTCTTTCCTCGAGCTTCGCCGCCATGTAAGCATTTCTTCCCTTCCAATCAAGAAGCGGATACTCCGTAAGGGATATAACAGTTTTGTTTACACCGAAAGCCCGAGCCGTGTAAAAAAAGGCTGAATCTGTTCCTTCCATGCACTCATCGCATCAGCTAACAGATCTACGCCATTCATCTTCATCAGTTCTTTGTAAGTCTTGCCCTCAACAATAGACAGAATCTCCATCGTATCCCTTAAATGCTTTTCACCGAACAGCAACGGAACAATGTCGGCATAAATAATGGCAATACCGTGAAGCTTATTATTCATTCCTTTTTTAGTACATTCCTTAAACGTGTCCATAAGCTCTTTATCTTCAATAAAGTTCTTTATCGGAACAGCGAGAGAAACAAGAGCAGAACACATCTCTGAACCGTTTTTTTCAAGCAATTTAGCCACTGTAAATCCCCCTTATGAAAAACGGGACGGGGGAACATCCCTCGCCCCGTATGGGTCATTCTTCGCCGTTTTCTTCTTCTGGCTCTTCTTCTCCAACAACGTCATTCTCGCTCTGAGGACTTATCACGTTGCCGGAAGGTCGAAAAAAACAATCTCAAAAGGAGCTTCATCATAATCCAGAACAGAAGCCTGATGAGCGTGAAGTTCAACCGGAAGAGTGCCCTCGCCTTTATCCGTGAAGGTCAGGTTAAGATCGCTTGTGTTCAGCGCATTTTTCAGTGTGATAGCAACCATCCTACCATCAGCAAGATCGCCAAACCAAGTCAGCGTAGAGATATAATCTCCGTCCTGAATAGCTGTATGCATCTTGATTGTGGTTTTCTTTCCACTAACAGTAGCAGTAGCACCACCAAGAGCCATCACAAGATTGTCAGCAGTAATCTCCACAAGGGTAGTGCTCAAACGAGCATCAGCAGAATCCACATACTTGCCACCCTTGAAGGAATACCGTCTGCCGTCAACTTCAGGCTCACGAATCTCACGAGTAACAACAAACG